ATGGTTTGTCTTTTTATTAGCACTATCTTTAGAACATAGATATGGAACACCAGTTTCAATCTGAGATTCAATAACTTTTGTCCATACATCTTGAGCTTTAATCTTTTTACCCAATCCCATACGTATGGCCTCATTATAAACATTCTCATATTCATCACCATAAACATCTTGTAATGCGGGTAATCCAGCTTTTTTGATGTCATTAGGACAGAATAAATACCAATCACCATTTTCTCTTACGGCTCTCATAAAGTTATCTGGAATCCATAGAGCGGTGAACAAATCTCTTGCTCTTAGTTCTTCAGCACCTGTGTTCTTTTTAATTTCCAATAAATCAATAATGTCCTTATGCCAAGGTTCTAGATAAATTGCTGCAGAACCAGGTCTTCTACCTTGTTGATTAAAGAATCTTAATGACTCGTTAACAATCTTTAAATATTTTAACAATCCACCAGCAAAACCACCTGATGTAGATAATCTACTTTCCTTACTTCTGATATTTGACATACAAAGTCCAATGCCAGCAGCATCAGCCGAATAAGTGGAAATATCTGTCATAGTATTCAATAATCCTTCTCTTGAATCTTCATCATTATAATGTAATACACAAGACGCCAATTGAGGTATCTTTGTACCAGAATTAATCATGATTGGTGTCGCTGGAGAAATAAGTTGGTTTGATAGTGACTTGTAGTATTCTATAGCTTCTTCAAATGATTTTGTTACCCATAAAGCAACCCTCATATACATATGTTGAGGTCTTTCAATAGTAACACCTTCTGGTGTTTTAAGAAGATACATTTCATATAATGACCTCCAAGCAAAATAATCAAAGTTATAATCATTCTCGTGATTAATTACCCTATCAATATTAGAAGCACCATAACTTTCAATGGTTTTCATTAATGTCTCATTAACAATGCCATCAACGTGTAAAGTGTGCATTGTATTTGAGAAACTTGGGTCAGTTTCTTTATGATATGATGATATAGCAACAGAGGAAGCCAATCTTGAATAATCGTGATGACTTCCAGTATATGATGCCGCAATTTCATAAATCAACTTATCAAGTTGTTTGGTTGAAATTACCCCCTCAGTTGGTACTGAGGTGATAACTTTAATGAATATTTGGTCAGAATTAACGTTTAGGTTTTTACTTGCTCGTTTAATTCTTGTTTGTATTTTTGTGGGGTTAAATGCGACCACTTCCCCATTTCTTTTTTTAATTCTTAATGACATAGTTATAAATTTAAAAATCGTCTGTAAATGAAATCGTTTCGTTCAATTTAGCTTTTTGGTATTCCATTGTTCTTGATTCAAAGAAATTACCTTTTGTTTCAACCGCAATTTGTTCCATAAACTTAAATGGTTGTTCAACATTGAAATGTTTACTACATCCCATCTTTATTAGTAACCCATCGACTACAAACTCTAAATATCGCTTCATTAGAATTGAGTTCATTCCAATTAGAGAAACTGGTAAAGATTCTGTAATAAATTCCTTTTCAATTTCCAAAGCAGACAATAGAATTTCTTTAATTCTTTTTTCACTTGGTTTATTTTCAACGTGATTATTCAATAAATGAATCGCGAAATCACAATGTAAGTTTTCATCTTTAAAAATCAATGAATTAGCATTAGAAAGTCCTTGCATTACACCTCTTGATTTCAACCAAAAAATTGAACAAAAACTTCCTGAGAAAAATATACCTTCAACAGCTGCAAAAGCAACCAATCTTTCTTGAAAAGAAGCCTTCTCAATCCAATCAAACGCCCATTTGGCTTTCTTTTGAACTGCGGGTAATCTATCAATAGCATTGAAACATTCGTCTTTTTCTTTTGGATTTGATATATAAGTATCAATTAATAAAGAATACATTAAAGAATGGATATTTTCCATCATTAATTGAAATCCATAAAAGAATTTTGCTTCAGGGTATTGAACTTCCCTATAAAAGTTCTCAGCCAAGTTCTCATTGACAATTCCATCAGATGCGGCAAAGAATGACAATATGTTCTTGATGAAATATTGTTCGTTCTCTGACAAGTTCTGCCACTCTCTGATGTCTCCAGTCAAGTCAACCTCTTCTGCTGTCCAAAATGCCGCTTGGTGTTGTTTGTAGAATTCCCAAATATCATTATATTGAATGGGGAAAATCACAAAACGATTTGGATTGGTTGTTAATATTTTTTCTGTCATAATTAATTATTTTGTTCTCTTTGTTTTCTTTTTTCTAATAAATCTTTAATTCTTTGTCTATTGTTTTCTTCTTTTTGTTCTTCGTGACCCAAGAATGTTACTGAAGATTCTGTATCAATTTCCAACATACTATTATCAAATTTACAATTTTCAAAGACAATACCATCATCCCCAATTCTAGATTTTGTTACTGCCATTGTTGCCAACTTCATTTCTTTTTGCTGAAGTGATTTAGCGATTGATATGATAACGTGACCAACTTGTGCTTTCTTAATTGACCCACCCATTTGGTCTGTTGTTACAACCTCAGATGATATTGAACTTCTATTACCCTGTGTTGCTGTCCATCCAACCAAATTAAGTTCGTGACACATAGCTTCAAATCCTCTCATTACAGAACCCTCTGATTTCCATTCATCACCCAAGTTTTTCTCAGGGACAACACAATCGATATAATCTAATAAAACCATATCCACTTTGATACCATCGGCAATCTTTTTTCTAATTAGATTTTTGATTTGAGTCATTGTCATAGTATCAGAAGGAAGCTTCTCCAAGACAAGTTGATTTGTCATTTTATTTTCAATTTCTCTTACCTTGGATATTACTTCATCCTTTTTATTAGACATATCATCAGGATGGATTTTTGTCCACAATGTAAAATGTTTTCTTTGAATAACCTTGGGATTATCCTCAAAAAATATTTGAAGTACATTATATCCCAAATTAAAAGCATGGTTGGCAATCTTGGTTAAGATAGTTGATTTACCTACTCCAGTTGGGGCTAATATAACCCCAATTTCACCTTTTGCCAAACCACCTTTTAAAAGTCTGTCAATTCCTGGTATTCCCATTGGAATTGGGTGTCTATAGTCTTCATTTAATACATCATCCAAATTGGAAAATACATTCAACATTCCACTTTCAACAATTCCGACTTGAAGGGCTTCACGTATCATTTCTTCAAGAGTATCATAACTCTCAAACTCACCACCATCAATTACTTTTTGTGCTTTAGTAATCGCTTTTTGTAGTTCTTGTTGTTTGCAAAACTTTAATGCTTTTTCTTGAACAAACTCTCCACCAGATATTGGGGCTTCTTTAATTTTTCTAATTGTGTCAATAACAACTTTGGCAATATTTTCTTGTTGGAACTCTGATTTTGTTATCTGTTCTAATGTTTCAAAAGAAGGTACACCATCCCATTTTTGACTATACTCTTTAATCATTTGGATAATGATTTTAAAGTACTTGTTATCAAAGTAAGTTGGTTCTATTACATCAACAATAGACCTCGAAAATTCTTTATCTAGTACAATTTGATTAATAAGTTGTATTTGAAATGAGCTTCCTAGATAATCGAAATTTTTGTTAGATGACATATGTTTGAATTGTTGTATGAATAAATATTAGACTAGTGTGTTATATCCCAAATAATTAAATGTTAAATCTTTTTCGGATAAAATATCCGTTAAATCATATAAAACACCCTTGATTTGTTGACGAATATCCACTGTATATCTGATTTTTGGGGGATATATCTTAGCATCAATTCTTCTATGGGAAATTATTTTATCATTTTGTTTTATGAAAATGTTAAAATATTCAGGACCCTCTACGAAAGAAGTATTAAGAATTGTTGGGTTGTGTGTGATGTCATATTGGTTTTCCAATAGATAGCTCACTGATTTCATTTTTAACGAATAATTAAGATTTTCAACCAACCCATTCATATATTCCAAGAATTCAATTGAATTTTTAGATTTTGGGTTGTAATCTCTTACATTGAAAAATCTTTGTACGATAATGTTATCATTTACCATCATCAAGAATTCTAGTTTGGTTACATCATTTTGTTCTCTCATTGTTAATCATTTTTTTGTTTTAAAATTGTGTTTTTCTTTTCTTGTAAGTTTCAAAAATGGTTTTAAAAAATTTACCCAAGCATCATCACCTTTTGGAAGGAATTTAAAGAACCCATCTTGCATCATCATCTTTATTAGATTTCTATGTCCTCTACCATTGGGGTCTAATGTCTCCTTATAATAAAGTTCAACCATCTCTTTTCCTTCATCATCAATTAATGGTTCTGATAAATCTACAATCTTTTTATTGATTTCAAAGAATTCATCACCATATATTCCTGTCTTTGTTTTTCCTGTTAAAAGATTTTTAATGGTGTTGTTTTCTTTATCTTCTTTCAAAAGATTTTCAGCCTTGGTTAAAATATCGTCAATTGTTACGTCTTGTTCAAGTAGTTCGGGAAAAAACTTGAATAAAGTTTTATCACCCAGATAATATATCCCATCAATATTATCTGATTTATCACCACATAATACTTTATATGTTAATATATTGTTATGGGGAATTGAATGTTCTTTTAATTTAATCTTATCCCCATTTCTATATATTTGTTTTGCGGATGGTGAATAAATTGATACATTTGGGGAAATAAGTTGTGTTAAATCCTTATCAGATGAGAATATTATAATTGATTCATCTTTAGCAATTTGACAATAATAAGCAATTAAATCATCAGCTTCATTATTATCTATGTTAACTTGTCTAATAAACATTTCTTCCAAATATTGTTTAACCCTCTCCTTTTGATATGAGAAAGATTCTTCTTTAAACACATTGGAATCAACTACCCTATTTTCTTTATATTGGGGATATATAATTTTCCTTTTACTTGAATTACCTGCACCATCCCAAAAAGCAATTATTTTATCAAAATTGTATTCCTCAATAAATCTTTTGGTTGTATTAAGGAAATGCCATATCCCCCCAATATGATTACCATTGTGGTAATAATCTTTAACCCCATGGAAGCCAATCTTCATTAGGTTATTACCATCAATCAATAATGTTTTTGTCATTAATTTTTTTTAAGGGTTAACAAAATTGTTTTCTTCTTTTTTGAATTCGGATGTAATGTATTTACCCAAAAATTCT